GGCACACTCGCTGTAGATACTGCTGGTACTGACGAATTGTTGACAACTATGAAGTTGAACAAGGGTTCATTTGGTAACATCACAACAGGTTCAGCAGGGGATCACTCTATTCCTTTGACACCTCGCTTTGGTGGCGCTACTGCTGCAAGCACATCTGTTGCATCACCTTTGCAGGTTATTGCACGTATGGGTCGCTTGCTTGACCAACAGAATGTTGACTCTCGTGGTCGCTGGCTGGTCTTGGACGCCGTATTCATGGAACTCTTAAAAGACGAGGATTCACGGGTACTAAATGCAGATCAGGGTGGCTCAGGTCTCCAGAATGGTCTTGTATTGAACAACCTACACGGCTTCCGTATCTATCAATCCAATAACCTACCTTCAGTAGGTACAGGATCAGGTACATCAGGTTCATCCAACCAGAACACCAACTACGGTGTGATTGTTGCTGGACACGATTCAGCTGTTGCTTCTGCAGAGCAGATCAACAAAGTTGAGTCATACCGTGACCCAGACTCATTTTCGGACATTGTTCGCGGAATGCATCTATACGGCAGGAAGATTCTTCGCCCAGAAGCAATCGTAACTGCTAAATATAACGCAGCGTAAGGGAGGATAAACTTATGGCTACTTTAACTACATTTTTAGCACCCACTCGTGGGGCAGGTAATCCTTCACGTAAACCATACATGATCGAAAATACAATTGACCTTACTTCAAGTGCAATTGATTGTTCATCTGGTGACATTGTTCAAGCACTTACTGTGCCTGGTAGTACTGTCATTCTATGGACAGGTATGCAAGTTACGGAAAGTGCAACTCAGAACACGGGTACAGACGCTACTATCACTCTTGGTACAGCGGTTGACCCTGACGAGTACATCACTGCATTTGATATTGATGGTGCTGCAGATCTTGCATATGCACCAACAGTAGCTCAAGCAGGTGTCCTTGTCAATGCTTCTGCAGATACATTGGACCTAACCTTTGCTGGTTCTGGTGCAAGTTTCACTGCTGGTAAACTTCGTGTGTTTGCTATGTTGATGGATGTCTCTGAAGTCGGAGACCATACTGCTCAAACAGTAGATCGTGATACACTGGCTTAATTGCTAAACTAAGGGGGGCTGGGAAACTAGCCCCTCTAACTTTGCTCAAAGGAAGTTCTTTCATGGCTACATACATCACTCTAGTAAATCAATTACTTAGACGTATAAATGAGACAGAGCTAGACGCAGCTGGATCAGGTTTTGGAGATGTACGTAACTTACAAGCACTTGCTAAGGATGCTATTAATTCAAGCATAAGAGAGATATTACAAATATCGCAGGAGTGGCCCTTTACTCTCACTACTAATACAGAGACATTAGTTGTTGGTACGGGTGTGTATGACTTTCCTGCAGACTTATCAAAGGTAGATTGGGATACTTTCTACATTAAGAAGAACGAAACACAACAGAATGAACCTCGTAGGCTTTCTGTAATTACATACGCAGACTACCTACGTAGCTTTAGACCTATAGAAGACATTGGTGGTACTACGGCTAGGTCTGTACCTCTTCGTATCTACCAGACACAAGACTCTAAGTTTGGTGTTACACCCATTCCAGATGCTGCCTATGAGATTGAGTATCGCTACTATTCTTTTCCCGCTGACCTAACAGCATTCAATGATGTATCTGTGATACCTGAAAGGTTTAACACAGTTGTTATTGATGGAGCTATGATGTATCTTATGCGTTTCCGTTCCAATGATCAGAGTGGTCAGATCCATGAGAAGAAGTTTATGGATGGTATTGATAACATGCGGCGTCTACTACTTGATACACCCTTATATATAACTTCTACTGTAACAGGTAGACATTTTAACTCTGTAACTGGTGCTCAATAATGGCAGAACAACTATCCACGTTTGCTACACCTTGTAGTGGTGGACTTTTCAACAACCTAGACCCCCTTACTCACGGTGGTCAGTTTGCTGGGTCTGCGTATAGTTTAATTAATTATGAACCTGCTCTTTTGGGCGGGTATCGTCGTATTAGCGGTTACGCAAGATCGTATGGTGAACTTACAGGTGACTCAACTAATAGTGTCCCTGTTTTGGGGGTGCATGTTTCTGCCGATGTACAACAAGGTATATTCGGAACAAGGAAACCTGCTAGTGGAAGTAACTACCTGCACTGGTATAACCACTACTACACGGTTGCTGTAACCAGTGGAGAGGGTACAGACCTCACAGTAGGTGAAGCAGTTACGGGCGTTGTAAGCGCAGCTGATGACACAGGTGTAGCAGCTACAGGTACAGTAATATCTACTTCATCTGACAGTGTTGTTATTAATTTTGGAAAACTACCTACTGCAATATTTGCTACAGGTAATGTTATTACAGGTGGTACATCGGCAGCATCAACTGCAGTTACCGCAACTCCTACGGTTATAGGCTGGACCGCTGTAGACTCTAGCCTTGTAGCTAACGACAGGGATGGCGTATGTGCTGCACAGACTACTGGTGGCGCAGCTAACCTAGTTATTAACGGCGCTTTGCACGTAATCAACACAATTAATTTTACTACCGCTGCATCTTTACAACCTAGAAAGGTTACTATCTTTTCTGATGGTGGGGATGTATCGGGCATAACTCTTACTGTTACAGGAACTGATTATTTAGGTGCGGCATTAGTTGAAATAATAACAGGCCCAGCTGTAGATGCTACAGTAACAAGTACAAACTTTTTTAATACAATTACTCAAATAGCAGCTAGTGGTGCAGTTACAGGTAATATTGAGGTAGGCTCTGGCGCTGGTCAGTACAGACCTGTTGCTCCTACTATGACGGGTGTTACACAAGTACGTTTTGAAAACTTTAACTGGGGCGCTCCTAAATTTGCATTGGTTGATGGTATTAACCCAGCGGCTACTTACGATGGTAGTAACTACATACAGGTCACAGATAGTAATGCCCCTACTGACCCTACACTAGTTGCAGTTTTTAATAACCATTTATTTTTAGCTGGAGATGCTGGAGAACCTTACCACCTACACTTTAGCTCACCCGTAGCTGAAACAGACTTCAGCCCTGCTAACGGAGCGGGAGTAGTAAATGTAGGTTTTAAGATAACTCAGATCAAAGCTTTCCGTGATCAGCTATATATCTTTGGTGCAAATAATATTAAACGCCTAGTAGGAGATAACCAAGCTAACTTTGTGTTACAAAATGTAACAAGTAACTTAGGGTGTACGGCTCCCGATAGTGTAGTAGAGTTTAATGGGGAGCTTATCTTTCTAGCCCCCGATGGTGTACGTCCTATATCAGCTACAGATCGTATTGGCGATATTGAGCTTGCTTCTCTATCAAAACCCATTCAGTCTATCTTTGACTCCTACACTGAAAACGAAGACTTAACTACAATTAAAACAGTTGTACTAAAAAAGAAGTCTCAGTTTCGTATGTTCTTTCAAGATCAAGAATCACTAGGTATCATTGGTGGTGTTAGGCGTAGCGGTGATGCTGGTAGAGGCTTTGAGTTCTCTCAGATTGTTGGCATAGAAGTTAATCAAGTCTCAAGTGGCTATGTAGATAAAGAAGAGTTTATTATACATGGAGACTCAGCTGGATTTGTATCACGACAAGAGACAGGCGATGACTTTAATGGCAATGCTATATTTAGCTACTTCCAGACTCCCTTTATCTATATGGGAGATCCAGAGGTCCGTAAGACTATCTATAATATTAATACTTACATGCGGTCAGAGGGCTTAGTTAATATAGCAATGGGTATTGAATATGACTATGGTGATACGTCTTTAACTCTAGCCTCTGACTACGCTATAACTACACAAGGTGCTGCAGCTTTCTATGATAAAGCTAAGTTCGATTCAGAAGAAATATACGATGGTAATCCCTCTCCTATCAGGTCAACAAACGTGTCAGGTTCAGGTAAATCAATATCAATTAAATATGTAACAAATGGGACAGACCCTAGCCATACCATCCAGGCTTTCTCTGTTACATACGGTCTAGGTGACAGGAGATAAAATATGGCAGGTTATTCACGGCAGTCTACTTCAGATATCGTACCTACAGCAGTTGTCAAGGCTGCACCTATTAATGCAGAGTACAACAAGCTAAGAGATGCTTTTACTTTTAGTAGTTCCGCAACTACAGGTCACAGGCATGATGGCGATAGTGATGAAGGCTCTTATGTACCTTTAATAGCTGACCCAGACGCCTTAAATAAAATAGTTGTTGATACTAGCAACAATAGGCATGGTGTCTTTGTTGAAGTAGGTGGTGCAGCTGTAGAGCAGATACGTATTTCAGATGGTCTTATAGCCCCTGTTACTGATAGTGATGTTGATCTAGGTGGATCGACTTTAGAGTTTAAAGACTTATACCTAGATGGCACTGCTCATATTGACACGCTAGACGTAGACGAGTCAGCTGCAATAGGCACCACACTTACTGTAACAGGTGTTACAGCCCTTAACGGTGGCCTGACTATGGACAGTGACAAGTTTACTGTTGCAGACACCAGCGGTAACACAGCCATTGCAGGTACGCTTGCAGTAACTGGTGCTACAACACTGGCAGCTACATCCTTTGGTGATGCTAACATTACTAACGTAGGTAATATTGCTCTTGATAGTATTACAGCAGATGGCTCAACTATTACAATCACTGGTAATACTACCTTTGCTGATGGAGCTTATGATTTTGACATTGCTTCACATGACACTTCAAATGGTTTAAAACTTGGTGGCACATTAGTTACAGCAACCGCTGCAGAGATTAATATCTTAGATGGTGTCACATCTACTGCAGCAGAACTGAATCTGCTGGATGGTGTAACTTCTACTACAGCTGAGCTTAACATTCTTGATGGTGTAACAGCAACAACTGCTGAACTAAACATTTTAGATGGGGTCACTGCTACTGCTGCAGAACTAAACATCCTTGATGGCGTTACTTCTACAGCAACAGAGTTAAACCTACTGGATGGTGTTACAGCCACTACTACAGAGCTTAATTACAATGATACAGGTGCAGCCGTAGGTACGGTTGTTGCAAGTAAAACTGTAACTGCCGATGCAAACAAAGATGTAACAGGTCTTCGTAATGTCACAGCTTCTGGTAATATTATTATCGGTGACGGAGCTAACATTGGTTCTGCTTCTGACACTGATGCCATAGCGATTGCCTCTGGTGGTGATGTTACAGTAAGTCAAAACTTACTTGTCTCAGGTAATCTAACGGTCACAGGGACACAGACAGTTGTAGACACAGTGACAATGAATGCAGCTAATGCTCTGGTGTTTGAAGGTGCAACAGCTGACGACTACGAAACCACACTTACTATTGTTGATCCTACTGCAGATCGTACAATCAACTTACCAAACCAAAGTGGTACTTTGGCACTATTAGATGCAGCAAGTAATGTAGCTATTACATCTACTCCTGCAGAACTAAATATCTTAGATGGTGTTACTGCTACAACGGCTGAACTAAACATACTAGATGGTGTTACCTCCACAGCAACAGAGTTGAATCTGTTGGATGGTGTAACAGCAACAACCGCTGAGTTAAACTATGTAGATGGAGTTACTTCTGCAATTCAGACGCAACTTAATACTAAAGGGGTGACAGCCGGATCGAGTTCCATAGTTACTACTGGTGCACTAAACTCTGGTTCTATTACAAGTGGCTTTGGTACTATTGATACAGGCTCCTCTGCTATAACTACAACTGGCGCAGTAAACTTTGGTTCTCTAAATGACGGTACTATTGGGGTTACAGCCTTTGTAGATGAAGATAATATGGCATCCAACAGTG